ACTACTTTTATAAATTGTAGAAAGGATTTGGATATGGATAAATTAGAAAAAGGAGAATATGAATTGGAAGAGTTGATAGAAAAACAGAGTTCAAATAAAATTATTGGAAAATATAAAAAAGATAATGTCATACTAAAAAAAGGTAAATTTGGAAATTATATTGAATGGGGATCAAATAAGAAATCGTTGAATGGTATTCAAAAAGAGGTGGATGAAATTACTATGGAAGATCTAATTCCCATTATTGAAAATAAGGTGACCTTAAATACATCAATAGTTAGAGAAATAAACCAAGATATTAGTATAAGAAATGGAAAATATGGTCATTACATTTATTATAAAACAAAAAAAATGACCAAGCCTAAATTTATTAAATTGGCTGGATTTAAAGGGGACTATAATAATTGTCCAAAAGAGCAAATACAGGAATATGTGTCTAAAAATTAAATTGGGTGACTTAAACTAAAACATTGAATTATTTTACAATCTTCACATATACCTACTACACCATAAGGTTTAAGAAATATTAAATTATGATTATATCTTACACAGTCATTTTTTTTCCATTTTTGATGATAAATATTATGAAAATTGGTATGAACTCTTTGATGACATCTTTTAAAACCTTCAATTGATTCATCTGTAATAGAGGGTAATTCACTATTAAAATTTAAATCTCTAGAAGGAAGGTTTATTATTCTTAAGGATGTAGGCAATCTATTTGCTCTGCACATAGGACAATTACCTGCCCAATTATTAATACATTCCCTATGATACAAATGTCTACAAACATAAGCTTTTGTGCCTTCATTTTCATTCAAATTTTCTAAACAAATAGAGCATAATTTCAAGTTATCCAAAAGATTACAGTGTTGATAAACACCTGGTATTGAACAATTTGTTTTCATTGAATTAAATTTAAAGTTAAATGTTTAATATAATTAAATTCAATTTTTATTTTTATAGACTATATAAATCGGGGACTCTAACAACATAATCTCTAGCAATTTCATCTTTAAGTTGGTTAAAAGCGATTGTAAAATTAAAATTACAATCTTTAAATTCTACAAGTCGTCCGTCATGATATCTAAATTTAAATTTTAATTTTTTTATTTTATCAATAGGAGGATGATATTGGACAACATTTTGTAAAAATCCATTTCTTGAGTCAAATATTTGTGCATTAGGAGTAGCAGTAATAGGAATTTTAGCAAATGCAGAGTTTACTTTTCCATTATAATCATTATTATATGTATTAGCTGTTCTCATTGGATATGGGTAAAGTTCGTCCATTGTATTATATTTATCAATTTCCATATATATAGCCGAATCACCAAACATACATATAGTATTGGGAGCTGCAATATAATAAGCATGAGGGGTTTCTGATGGAGGTAAAATACTAGTATCGGGAATTAACCAATCAAAACTCGCATATTCAAACGAAAAATTGGAAGATATATCTACAGGATTGTAAATAGCTTTATTAAATCCTAAATAAGATGGTAATCCCCAATTAGCATATTGATACCATACCTCGTTCGGTTGATTATCATTAACTATAGCATCACAAGGAACATCATAAGTAATTTGTTCAGTAAATTTAAATTGAAAATTATCAAAATTATTTCCAAAATATATTTTCTGGCCTACTTGATCATAATAAACTAGAAAATTATCATATACCGCTCCACTTAATCCAGCTTCATTTACTAAAAAATTAGTAACTGCTTGATTCATTAAATTTTGAATTTCGGTAGCCATTTCAGAAGGAGTAAAAAATCCCTCTTGTATGGTTATTTCATAAGGAACAGTAGACTGGGCTTCAAGTGCTAAATATTTAGAAGTATCAGTGGATACATTTGGAATAATGTAAAATTGCATTTTAATATTTTGTTGATTATTACTAAATACATATTGATTACCTGGTAATTCAATTTGTACAAGTCTAAATGACTGAACATTAGTAAGAGTTTCAGGTAAAGTTACTTCAAAATAGTTAGCATTGGGCCATTGACTTACATCTCTATCTTGACTATGGAATGTAACTAATTTTCTATCTAATACATAAGTATTTTGTCTTCTAATTAGTTGATGTTCATTATTTACATTATATTGTGGGAAACGACTCATAATATAATTTAAACAAAGAAATAAATTAAATATTTTAAATGTATAATAAATATAAATGAGTTCTTCACGAAGATTTAGTGCTGTTTCCGGAGGAGAAAACACATTCTGGCAAAAAAAAACAGGAGATAATTTTACTATAGAACTTATTCCAGAAACAGGAGTAAATTCAGTATTTATAAAAAAAAATTTACAAGTTGCTAATGAAATAACAGTTACTTCCTCTGAAAAGGAAAAAGAACATATTACCGATATCCAAAATGATATAGATGATATTTTAAAATTAAATCCTAAAGAGTATAATTACACTAATGACTCAAAAATTCATTATGGATTAATTGCTGAAGAAGTAGAAAAGATATACCCAAATCTGGTGTCTGACCATAATGAACTAGGAAAGAGCTTAAATTATTTAGAAATAGTGCCTCTTTTAATTCTTAAAATCCAAGATTTACAAAATCAAATAGATAAACTAAAACGAAAATAATTCATATAAATTAAAAAATAATTACATAATTTATATGACAAATAAAACTAATTATAAACAAAAAGGAGGAGAATCATTAGCTATTACAAATGGAAATAATAATCAACAACTTGCTATTACTGATGGCAAAACTCAGGCTGATAAATTTGTTCCAGTTAAAAGAATCCCATATGATATTCAAATTTTTTCATTTTTATGTATTTTAGGTATAATTTTTAGAATTATTTTTGCTAGATCGACTAATGATTATGCTTCAGCTACAGTTTGGGGTTATAGCTTTTCTCTATTAGCTCTTTGTGGACTAGTTATTAGTTCTTTCGCTATTTCCACTAAAAATCAATTCTCTCAAGGCGTAGCCGGATTTATGAAGACATTATTCTCGGATTCTTTACCTATTATTTTAACTTTAGTAATCATCGCATTAATCGTATTTCAAAATATTACTTTTTATAATCAAATTAATAGTGGAAAAGTAGCTGATGAATATTACTCTTTTTCAGGTGTATCTGCCTTTTTGATTTTAGTGCAAGTAGCCTTAGTTATTAATTTTTTATTTGATAAATTAAAGCAATATACATCAAGCAAAGAGAATAAAGGTGATATTATGGGAGCACTTGCATCTGAATTAAATAGCATTATATTAATTCTTACTGTTACAAATGTAGCTTTTATAGGAATGATACAAGTTATATTAAAATATTTTTCAACAGACGGGTAAAATTTTAAAAGTTAATCCATATTCTTTTTCATTTTCCCATACTCCCGATATTTTTAAAATAAAATTATTGGGTGGTTTATTTGAATCAGAAGATGGGTAAATTTTCAAACTACCAGTATTTAATGATTCATATATGTTTAATTTTTGAATTTTGTTAGAATGATTGTAGTTATTTAATATCTCTTTTTCAATACGGAATATATTATTAAGTAAATCCCGATTATTATTCAAGTCAAAATTATATTTCATTTTTTTAAAATAACTTTCCTTACTGGATATGTTTATATTCAATAATATATATAATCCATTCAATATTAAATCTTCAGTTGAATAAATTAATTTTATAAATTGGCTATTCGCCATAATAGTGTTTTCTATAGGTTCATAAAAGTATATATGATTTTTTTGAAATTGATTATAAGTTAATATAACATTCATCGATATATTAATTATTGATTTATCTTTATCCTATTTATTAAATAGATTTATTCGTAAAAATTATTAAAGATTTCATAAATAGTAATATATATGAAATTTTTTGAAACCAATTTTAATGAATATCTTAATACTTCCAATCATGAAAATTTACATCCTAATTTTATTAAATCTATATCTCAATTCCCAAATACTATTGAAAACTTAAAAAATATTGTTTTTTATGGACCACCAGGAATTGGCAAATACACGCAAGTTCTTCATTGCATAAAAAAATATAGTCCATCGGAATTAAAATATGAAAAAAAACTCATTTGCAATTTCAATAAAACCAATTATTTTTTTAAAATTAGTGATATTCATTTTGAAATTGATATGGCTTTATTAGGCTGTAATGCCAAATTATTATGGAATGATATATTTATTAATATTGTGGATGTTTTATCTTCTAGAGTTAATAAAAATGGAATTATTTTATGTAAAAACTTTCATAAAATCCACTCCGAATTATTAGACTGTTTTTATAGTTATATTCAAAAAAATTATACAAGTATTAATATTATATTCTTCTTATTAACTGAAAGTATTTCTTTTATACCCGACAATATAATTAATACATGTCATATTGTTTCCTTTCCCCGCCCTAGTAAAAATTCGTATAATAAAATTGTTAGTAAAAAATTACCTAATACCATAAATATAAAAAATATTACAAATATTAAAAGCTTGTACTGTAATGAAATTATAATAAATAATAATGTGCAAAATTATTTGGATAAATTATATAACTTCTTATGTAATCCTGACCTAATTAAATTTACTACATTTCGGGATGAAATTTACGATATATTTATTTATGACATTGATATTGGTTTTACTTTATGGAATATTATTTACCGATTATTAAAAGAAAATAAAATTAAAGAAGCTAATTATTCCTATGTTTTCATTGAAACTTATTCCTTTTTACAATTTTATAATAATAATTATAGACCTATTTATCACTTAGAGAATTATTTATATAAAATAATAAATCTTATTAATGAACTTTAATAATGCTTGCTCTAATTTACAACTTAATTCTCCTTTTTCCGAAGTTGATTTAAAAAAAGCATACCGTATTATGGCTCTTAAATATCATCCAGATAAGCATATGCCCGATACTAATAATTTCTATACAAATAAATTTAAAGAAATACAAGAATCCTATGAGTATTTAAATGCTTATTTGCAAAATACAAATGAAAATAGTAATAAAGATTTGGATTATAATTCTATTTTTACTGATTTTCTCTCTTCGTTCTTTACAAATAGTTCTTCTGATGTAAATAATATTATTAAGATCATTATCTCTGATTGTCAAAATCTATCAGTCAAGTTATTTGAAACACTTGATAAAGATAAAGCTATTCAAATATTTGAATTTATAAATACATATCAACATATCTTATATATTTCTAAGGAAACTGTAGACAAAATTAAGGAAATTATCAATAAAAAGATTGAAAATGATAATATGATTATATTAAATCCTTCCTTAGAGGATCTTTTAAATGATAATGTATATGTTTTGGATTTTGAAGAAGAAAAATATTTTATTCCATTATGGCATGATGAAATATATTATAAAAATAAAAAAAATAATAATGATATTGTTATTAAATGTATCCCTGAATTACCTGATAATATCTCTCTAGACAACAATAACAATTTGATTATTAATGCTTCTTTTTCCATAAGTGATTTAATTAAAAAAGAATCCGTCACATACAATATAGGAAATGTTAGTTACGAAATTAATGTCAATAAACTACATATAATAAGTAATCAACAATATATTATTAAAGGAAAGGGTATATCCTTAATTCAACCAAATGAAATATATGATAATAGTAAAAAGGGAGATGTTATTTTTATAATTCATCTTAAATAATAATAATATAAATGATAAATTATATTATTATTATTACATGTTTGAGGAAAATTACACGAAATTTATAGAACCTATATATGGAAATAAGAGAGATCAGAATGAAGATGAAAAATTAACTACAAATGTGCATTTATTTCATAAATATCAAATTAAAGAAAGATCTAATTTTTGTAATAAGAATACTTATAGTATCGATCCAGAAGGCTGTTTAGATGCTGATGATGCTTTTAGCATTTATGAAGAAGATGAAAAACTTTATTTAGCTATTCACATAGCGGACCCAACAGAGTATATAGATATCCAGTCCGATTTGTGGGAGGATATAAAAAAACGAACTACAACAAAATATTTATCTAATAGAAAACCCATCCATATGATGCCAGATAAAGTATTAGAATTTTCAAGTTTAATGGTAAATTCAAAAGGGGATTTAAAAAAAGCAATAACAGTATTAACAGAAATAGATAAAGAAAGATACACTCCTATTAATAATATTCAATTATTATTCACAAAATTAAAAGTAAAGAGAGAAAATGCATTTACTTAT